AACTGTGTAAAGAAAGAAGAAGTTGAAAATGTGAGAGAGGGTGATGGTGATCCTTGTTGGGATACACATAAACAAGTTGGCATGAAAAAGAAGGGTGGTAAAATGGTTCCAAATTGTGTTCCCAAGAATGAGGAAGTTGAGAGAGATGAGTATGGTGATCCGATTGGAGGACCAAAGATCTCAAAGAAACAACTCAAAAAAAATCTTGCGAAGAATGAACCTGATAGACAACATACCACAGATACTTCTGAGGGTATGGCATATGGTATTACTAGAGGATCAGGTAAACCATCAGGTGCAATGTCCGCATTTGGTAAAAAGAAAAAGGAGAATCCTTATTCACTCAAGAATAAGATAAAAATGGTAATTAAAGGTGCTGCTCAGAAAGAAAGAGCAAAGGCGGGTGTAACAAAGGAAGAAGTTATTTCTGAAAGACAGAAGACTAATCAGGGTGAAAGGCAAAGTCAGGAAGCAGGACGTTCTAATTATGGTAAAGCATCTGTTAGAAATGTAAGAGCAACAGGTATGGGTGGCAATGCTGCTGACCCTGCTGAAAGACTTGTGGCAATGGACGCAAGACATAAGGCACACAAAGAAAAACGTGGTGTAAAAACCAAGGGGATGAAAGAAGAGGTTGGTATTACCACTGATTCTATGATGATGAAAGATAATGCAAAGAAAGAAGCAATGCTTAGAAAGAAAGAGCAGGACGCTGTTGCTAAGAAGATGAAGAAAGAGGAGACAATCACTTTACAGGATGCGAATGGTAATGATTTTGTTAGAGTTATAGATGTAATAACTTCAAAAGAGGTTATGTCTGATTGGAGAAAAGAACTCAGTGAAGATGATATGAAAGGTATGAGTGTAAAGTCAGGGCACAAAAGACCAACAAAAAGTGGAGCAGGAATGACGCAAAAGGGTGTCGAAGCATATCGTCGTAAAAATCCTGGTTCTAAATTAAAAACTGCTGTAACTACAGAACCATCTAAGTTAAAGAAAGGTTCAAAGGCAGCAAATCGTAGAAAGAGTTATTGTGCAAGAAGTGCAGGACAAATGAAGAAGTTTCCAAAAGCAGCAAAAGATCCAGATAGTAGATTAAGACAAGCACGTCGTCGTTGGAACTGCTGATAAATTATGAATGATAATGTATATCTTGGTAATCCTAATTTAAAAAAAGCAAATACACCAATTGAGTTTTCGCAAGAAAATATTATTGAATTCATGAGGTGTAAGCAAGATCCTGTTTATTTTGCAAAGAGATATATTAAAATTGTTTCTCTTGATGAGGGATTGACACAATTTCATCCATATGATTTTCAAGAAACTTTAATTAAAAGGTTTCATGAGAATCGTTTTAACATATGTAAAATGCCTCGTCAGACTGGTAAATCTACTACATCTGTTTCATATCTTTTACATTACGCTGTTTTTAACGATAGTACAAATATTGGTATTCTTGCAAACAAGGCAGCAACTGCCAGAGATTTATTGGGTAGATTGCAAACTGCATATGAGAATTTACCTAAATGGATGCAACAGGGTATAATATCTTGGAATAAAGGATCACTGGAGTTAGAAAATGGATCAAAAATACTGGCGGCATCTACCTCTGCCTCTGCAGTTCGAGGTATGTCTTTCAACGTTCTTTTTTTGGACGAGTTTGCCTTTGTTCCTAATCATATTGCTGACTCATTCTTTGCCTCAGTATATCCTACTATCACTTCTGGTAAAAACACCAAAGTCATAATGGTTTCTACCCCTCACGGGATGAACCATTTTTATAGATATTGGCATGATGCAGAGAGAGGTAGAAATGAATATATCACAACAGATGTGCACTGGTCAGAAGTACCAGGTAGAGATGATGTTTGGAAACAACAAACAATTGCGAATACATCAGAACAACAGTTTAAAGTTGAGTTTGAGTGTGAGTTTCTTGGATCAGTCAATACTTTAATAAATCCTGCCGTATTAAAAAATATGGTGTATGATTCTCCAATTACAAAAAATGCTGGATTAGATATCTATGAAAATCCAGTTAAAGATCATAATTATATAATAACTGTTGATGTGGCAAGAGGTTTGGGAAATGATTATTCTGCATTTATAGTTTTTGACGTAACACAGTTTCCATATAAAGTTGTAGCAAAATATCGAAATAACGAAGTAAAACCAATGTTATTTCCTAATGTAATATTAGATGTTGCAAAAGGTTATAATAACGCATACTTATTAGTTGAAGTAAATGATATAGGTGATCAAGTTGCAAGTATCCTTCAATATGATTTAGAATATGAAAATTTACTTATGGCATCTATGAGAGGAAGAGCAGGACAAGTTGTAGGGCAAGGATTTTCCGGAAAGAAAACACAATTGGGTGTGAGAACCACCTCTGCTGTGAAAAAATTAGGTTGTAGTAATCTTAAAACTATGATTGAGGATAGTAAGTTATTAACTTGTGATTATGAAATAATATCTGAATTAACCACATTTGCACAAAAACACAATTCATTTGAAGCAGAAGAAGGATGTAATGATGATTTAGCAATGTGTTTGGTGCTATTTGCATGGTTAGTCGCACAAGAGTACTTTAAAGAAATGACAGATAATGATATAAGAAAAAGAATATATGAAGAACAAAAAAACCAAATCGAACAGGATATGGCACCATTTGGATTTATTAATGATGGACTTGAAGAAGATAATTTTGTAGACAAAGATGGAGATAGATGGTATACTGATGAATATGGAGATAGATCATACATGTGGGATTATATGTGATGAAATACCATTTATACGACACCAATCATACACATCAAGGCACCTTCGAATCAATTCAACAATTAAGAAATTTTCTATGTGATAGAAAATATGATACTAATTGTGACTTTGACTTATCTTGTACATTTGACTATATTAAATCTATTAAATGGTATTTTGATATAGAAGAATGAATTTTGATGATCAATTAGAATTAGAGCATTTATTATTCACAGAGAGAAAGTGTAGATCATGTGGTCAGATAAAATGTTTAACAGAGGATTTTTATTTAACAAGAAAAAATAGAAGAATACCATCTGCATATTCTTATGAATGTAAAGAGTGTACAATTGATCGTGTTAAGAAAAAGAAGAGAAAAATAAAAGAGTGGGAGTACCCTGATTGGTAGTTCACGCATAGTTTCCCCATTGTAAAAAGGGTTTTTAATAAATAATTTTAACAATCTGAGAGTCGGAGTTTTAAGATGCCCATCAATTTAGCATCTCCTGGTATATTAATTAGAGAAGTTGATTTAACTATTGGTAATGTTGATCCAACAACAGGCAAAATAGCTGGTATAGTTGGACCTTTTGAAAAAGGACCAGTAGGTGACCCAACACTAATAGCAAGTGAAAAAGATTTAGTTGAACAATTTGGTAGACCATATGATACTGATAATCAGTATGAGTCATGGATGTCCGCATCATCATACTTAGCATATGGTGGTGTTTTAAATGTTGTTCGTGCTGATGATACTGGTTTAAAAAATGCCTTTGCAGGAACAGGTGAGATAAAGATAAAAAGCACTGACCATTATAAAGATCTAGGATACAACGACAACGTAATATCAAACAGGACTGTAATTGCAAGAGATCCTGGTCTGCAATATAATGGTATCAGAGTTGCTGTTATAGATTCACTAGCAGATCAAATTCTAGATGGAGTAGACGTAGATTCTCCTGCAGGAGGATCCGCAATCGTGGTTGGTGCAGGTATTACACAAGCAGTTCCAAACAATGCTGTTGTCTCTAGAACTGGAGTTGGTGCAGGAACAACTGAACTTCTTGATGGGTACTTTAAAGGAATTGTTACTGGAGTAGGAACTGATGCTAATTTAGGACTTGCTGGAAATCAAATAGCAGTTAAATTTTTATCTCACATATCTGCTGCAGGAACTGAAACAGCAAAAGATTTTAACAATATATACAAATTTAAGGCAGGAGTTAATATAGGAATTGTTACTTCAGGTCAAAGTGTAGCATATGCTTCAACATCAGTTACATCAACAAAAACTTGGTTTGATGAGCAAACATATGATGTCACAACAGCAACAGTTGGAGGAGCATCAACAGTTACAACTGCCAAATGGAATAGCACTGCAGATGCACCAGGTACATCTGAATATGCAGCTGCCAGAGGTGGTCGTTTTGATGAGGTTCATGTTGTTGTTATAGATGCAAAAGGAACCGTAACTGGAAATGCAGGTACAATTCTAGAAAAACATCTTAACCTATCGAAAGCAAAGGATGCTGAGTTCTCTGCAGGATCACCATCATACTGGAGAAAGTATCTTTATAACAATTCAGAGTATATCTATGGTGGTGATGGAAGTACAATAGGAGTAACAACCACAGGATATATTTCAGGATTTAGTAAATTTTCAGGTGGTGGATGGGATCAAGATGCAGAGGGTATCGTCTTTAATGGTGCTGGAGCAAGTGATTTAATTCTTCAAGGTGGAAAAATTTATGGTGGAATTAGCACAATCACTCAATCGGGTGCACTAGAACCTGGTTTAGATGATATAATAGGTGGGTATAGTTTATTTGAAAACGATTCAGAAGTTAATGTTGACTTTTTGATTCAAGGATCAGGACATCGTGGACAAGATAAAACAAGAGCTCTTGGTGAAAAACTAATCGCAACAGCTGAACTTAGAAAAGATGCAGTCGCATTCTTATCACCATCAAGAGATAGATTACTATCTTATGATGCAGCAGATAACACACCAGGTGCACCACTAGCAGTAGACGCTATCACTGAAAATGTCGTTAATTATTACGGACCTATCAGTTCATCATCTTATGCAGTATTTGACAGTGGATACAAATACATGTATGATAGGTTTAACAATACCTTTAGATACATTCCATTAAATGGTGATATCGCAGGATTATGTGCTCGCAATGACATCAACAATTTCCCATGGTTCTCACCAGCGGGAACTGCAAGAGGATCAATTCTAAATTCAGTAAAATTAGCTTACAACCCTACAAAATTACAAAGGGATTTACTCTATACAAATAGAATCAATCCAGTAATATTCTCATCAGGGTCAGGTATAATTTTATTTGGTGACAAGACTGGATTTGCAAAGAGATCCGCATTTGATAGAATTAACGTACGTCGTTTATTCATCTTTATAGAAAATGCTATAGCAGCAGCTGCAAAAGACCAGTTGTTCGAATTTAATGATGAAATTACAAGGTCAAACTTTGTAAATATTGTTGAACCTTTCTTACGTGATGTTCAAGCAAAGAGAGGTATTCAAGATTATGTTGTTATTTGTGATGAGACAAATAACACTGCTGCAATTATAGATAGTAATGAATTTGTGGCAGACATCTTTGTGAAACCTGCCAGATCAATAAACTTTATTGGTCTTACATTTGTGGCCACTCGTACTGGCGTTTCATTTGATGAAGTAATCGGTTCCGTTTAATTAACTTAGAGGTTTAGAAAATGCCCTCCCGTAAACAAATTAATAGCATACCACTAAGGAAAATTAGTGACTTTAAGAGTAAACTAACAGGTGGTGGTGCAAGACCCAATCTATTTGAAGTAGAACTCGCATTTCCTGATGCAGTTGCAATCGATAACGATGTGCTTCAAAAAGCTAGATTTCTGGTAAAGACAGCAGCACTTCCTGCATCTACAATCACTCCAGTTGACATTCCGTTCAGGGGTCGTATTTTAAAAGTCGCAGGTGACAGAACATTTGAGACATGGACAATCACTGTCATAAATGATGTTGATTTTGCAATTAGATCTGCCATGGAAAAATGGATGAATACAATCAATAAGTTAGAGGATGCTACTGGTATCACTAATCCTACTGATTATCAAAAAGATGCGATTGTACATCAACTTGATCGTGATGGTTCAATGCTGAGATCTTATAAGTTCTGGGATATTTTCCCAACTAACATCTCAACGATTGATGTAAGTTATGATACTACTGACACTATCGAAGAATTTACAGTCGAAATGCAAGTACATTACTGGGAAGCATTCAAAGGCACATCACCTTTAGCAGGTGGTGAGGATATTGGATAAATAATAAAAATAGTAAAATTATAATATGGCAAAACTTTTTGGTTTTTCAATTGATGATAACGAAAAACAATCACCTTCTATTGTATCACCAGTTCCGCAGAATAATGAGGATGGCAATGATAATTATATTGCTAGTTCTTTTTATGGATCATATGTTGATCTAGAAGGTGTTTATCGTACAGAATTTGATTTAATAAGAAGATATAGAGAGATGGCATTGCATCCAGAGGCAGATGCAGCTATTGAAGATATTGTAAATGAAGCAATCGTAAGTGATCTATATGACTCACCTGTTGAGATAGAACTATCAAATTTAAATGCAAGTGATAAGTTAAAAAAAATAATAAGATCTGAATTCAAAACCATTAAGGAAATAATGGATTTTGATCGTAAGGCTCATGAAATATTTCGTAATTGGTATGTAGATGGTCGTTTATGTTATTTAAAAGTAATTGATTTTAAAAAACCTCAAGAAGGTATTCAAGAATTAAGATACATTGATGCACTTAAAATACGACATGTTAGAAAAGAGAAGAAAAAAACAAATCAAGATTTAATAAATGCAAGGTTAAATTTAAAAGATGATACAGATAACGTTGCAACTCCTGAAATAGATGAATACTTTGTATATACTCCAAAACAAGCATATCCAACAGGAATGATTTCAGGGGCAGGTGCAAATAAAGGTGTAAAGATTGCTAAAGATGCAATTGTTTATTGTACATCAGGATTAGTTGATCGTAATAAAGGAAATATTCTTTCGTATCTTCATAAAGCAATTAAATCACTCAATCAACTGAGAATGATTGAAGATTCTTTGGTTATCTATCGTATGTCTCGTGCTCCAGAAAGAAGAATATTTTATATTGATGTTGGTAATCTTCCAAAGATAAAAGCAGAACAATATCTTAGAGAAGTGATGAATAGGTATCGTAATAAATTAGTTTATAACGCACAGACTGGTGAAGTTAGAGATGATCGTAAGTTCATGTCGATGATGGAAGATTTCTGGTTACCACGTAGAGAAGGTGGAAGAGGAACTGAAATTACAACATTACCTGGTGGACAAAACTTAGGTGAACTTTCAGATATCGAATACTTCCAGAAAAAATTATATCGTGCACTCGCTGTTCCAGAATCACGTATTGCATCTGATGGTGGATTTAACTTAGGTCGTTCATCTGAAATACTAAGAGATGAACTTAAGTTTGCAAAATTTGTAGGACGTTTAAGAAAGAGATTTGGTAACATGTTTAATGACATGTTGAAGACACAGTTAATTCTAAAAAATATTGTTACCCCTGAGGATTGGGAAAAAATAAGTGAACATATTCAATATGATTTTATTTACGACAATCAATTTGCAGAATTAAAAGAGTCTGAACTATTAAACGAAAGACTCGGAACTCTTGCAACAATCGAACCTTATATTGGTAAATATTATTCAAATGATTATGTAAGAAGAAAAGTATTACGTCAGACTGATGCAGAAATACTTGAAATAGATGAACAAATTGAAAAGGAAATAAAAGATGGTATTATACCTGATCCAAATGCAGTTGATCCAATTACTGGAGAACCATTACCTGATGGTGAGAATGGAATGATGGGGGATGTTCCAACAGAACCAGAAATAGATGGTGGCATCACTGATGCACAGTTGGGAAAAGATACTAAATCAGCAGAAATCTAATGAAAATACTATCTCAAGAATCAAATATAGGTATAGCAACTACTGTCAGTAGTGCGACTGCAGTTAGACTTTATAATAGTGATTCAAGTGCAGGAATCGTAACCCGTACTGATAATAGTAATTCCACTATTGGTAATATTACTGTCCCAGCTGGGGAAGTATTATATCTTCAAAAAAAATCTACTGATAAATTAATAGCACCATCTACAGTTTTAGCATCAAAAGTTGCATACAGTTCTATGATGTATTATGCATCATATGCTTCTTCTGGTGGAGGAGGTGGTGGTGATAATGTTGTTACTGATAATATGGTTGTTTATTTGGACGCTGGTAATAATTCATCATATTCAGGAAGTGGTACATCTTGGAATGATGTAAGTGGTAATTCGAATAACTTTACTTTGGTGAATGGACCTACCTATTCAAGCAGTGACGGTGGAGCCATAGTCTTTGATGGTACAAATGATTTTGCGAGATCGGCTGCTAATGCTAGTTTCTTTGCATTTGGTACAAGTAATGATTATAGTTATGGTGTATGGGCAAAAATGGATTCTACTGCTGATACTGAATCTCTATTATCATGTGCAACACCTGATGGTGGTGGGACTCCAAATAGTTTTCAGTTAGATTTTGAAGGAACAAATACTAGAATTAGACATCTTTTTAGAGATGCAAGTTCACAAAGAAATTTCACACCTTTACAGGCTTCAGCATTAGTAGGGACTGATTGGTTTTATGTAATGGTTGTTAATGACAGGTCTGAAAATGAATTAAAAATATATGTAAACGGTACCTCTCATGATGACAGTGATAGCATTTATGGAACTGCAACAGACGTACATAATTTTAGTGCTGCTAGTGATACAACTGGTGAATTTAAAATTGGAGTTAACAGAGGTGGAAACGCATTTATAGATGGAAGAGTAGCACAAGTCCATGTATACAAAGGAAAAGCACTAACAGCTAGTGAAGTGCTACAAAATTATAATGCTAGTAAATCACGTTACGGACTCTAATCATGTCACGCAATTATCTAATTATTCAATCTTCTGAACTTAGTAAAGTAGATTTTTCTCAAGTTTTAGAAACTTCTGCTTCTACTGTAAGAAAATCAATTGATGAAACAAAAACTTTTATAAAATGGGATGGTGATACACCATCATGTGTAAGTAATTTAACAAGCACAGAAGGACCATACACTCTTAGTGAAATTAATGTTATTTTAGATACGGATGCTTGGGTATCTGAAGAAGTATAAATAAAGTATAATAATATATTAATAATATGGAAGAAATTATCGATTTGATAGCAACAGATTCTGCTGCTTCTGAAGTAACTAGCAAATTAAAAGATGCTTTATTTGCAAAAGCTGCAGAAAAAATTGAAAGTCAAAGACCTGAAATAGCTAATTCTGTTTTTGGAGATAATGAAGTAGAAGATGAAGTGACCACTGAACCGGAGACCGCTGAGGACGAGTAATGCCATTAAACACGAATGTATTAGCTGCAGAAATTGCGTTACCAACAACAACAGGAACTGCTACAAGTTTTAGTGAAGCTCGTGTTGTTCGTCTTGTAAACACTGATTCTAGTGCACATGTTGTAAGTGTTGTCGAAACACAAAGTGGAACTGGTATAGGATCTTTCACAATGCCAGCAACCTCAGTTGAATTTCTAGAAAAAGAATATGCACATTGTGTATTCGCAAGCAATGCAGCAGTTAAAGGATCTAAAGTAGGATTTACCCATTAGTAACATGAAATTAATTACCGAAGAAGTATCACAAGTTAAATTTATCGTTGAAGGAAAAGGCGGTAAAAAGAAAATGTATATTGAGGGTGTTTTCTTGCAAGGTGATATCAAAAATCGTAATGGAAGAATGTATCCTGTTCAAACTCTTACGAAAGAAGTTGGAAGATATAACGAATCATTTGTACAAAAAGGTCGTGCACTTGGTGAACTTGGACACCCTGAAGGTCCAACTGTAAATCTTGATCGTGTTTCTCATAAGATTACATCTCTTCGTCAAGAAGGAAATAATTTTGTTGGAAAGGCACAACTTCTTGATACACCAATGGGTAAGATTGCAAAGTCACTAATTGGTGAAGGTGTAACACTTGGAGTCTCCTCTCGTGGTGTTGGATCACTAAAAGAAAATCGTGATGGATGCAAAGTTGTAGGTGAAGATTTCATGTTAGCAACTGCTGCAGATATCGTCGCTGATCCTTCTGCTCCTGATGCATTTGTATCTGGAATTATGGAAGGAAAAGAATGGGTTTGGGAAGGAGGAATTCTTCGTGAACAACAAGCAACAATCACTAAAAAGAGAATCAATACTCTTGTAGATCAAGGTAGATTGGAAGAACATAAACTGAATTTATTCAGTAATTTCTTATCAAATCTATAAGTTCTATAAATAAATATAGAAAAATCTCCGAAAAGGCAACAATTTACACAACATGGAAAACGTAGT